ACGGCATCTACCGCATAGCACGCCCCGGCGAGCCCGAGACCGGAATTCACGGGACGTTGCCGGACAACGCCAAGCTCGTCACGTATCCGGGGTCCGGCGGGAAAATTCATCTGCCGCATATTCGCGAAGCCAATCCCTGGCTGGAGACGCTGAATGCGGAATGACTTTGTGACATTCGCCAGTTTTCTGTGGAGCGACCCGGCCCGCCGCCGCAGCTACAAGTTCACGACACAGCATCCGATCATCCTTCGGAACATGCTGAGACGCAATTGCTCCGTCCCGCATGAATTCGTCGTGGTCACCGACAGCCGCGAAGCTGCCGAAACTCTTTCGAAAGAGAATATTCGCTGCATCCCTCAAGACATGCGGACACATATCGATGGAACGTGCCTGCGAAAACTGATGATCCATCGCCCGGACATCGGTGGAATGCTTGGACGCAGAATCGTCGCGCTTGACCTTGACATCGTCATCGTAGGCAATGTTGACGACCTGTTCAATCGCGAAGAAGACGCCGTATTCTTTCGGAATCCGAATTTCGAACCCGGCAACCGCCGCGCCTTCTACCAGGGCAGCGTGCAAATGATCACGGCCGGCGCGCGCAGTCAGCTTTACACGGATTTCAATCCTGAGATCACGCCAAAATGGATCAATCGACGGTTCGGCGGCGCAGAGCAAGCGTGGATCAGCGAAAGGCTCGGATGGGATGAGCCACACTGGACGGCGGAACACGGCATCTACGGTGCAGGCAGACTGTTTGACGGCAGGCCAGACGGCGGCGTGACATCAGAGCTTCCGGAGAATGCGAAAATCATCGTCGTGCCGGGAGATCGGGAGCCGAGCCAGGAGCAGGTTCAGCGGGATCACGAATGGGTTAAGGAGTTTTATTGGTGACGATAGGTTCGATGGAATATTTGCCTCCAGTACAGCGGCAGCCCCAACCACAATCTGGCGCGCTTAAATATAACGAGCAAGTTGCGGCTGAATACGATGCCAAGCGCACAAGCAGCGCAAAATGGACAGTCGAGCAGCAGATCATTGAGGATATGCTGTCCGATCTGCCGGAAGGTAGATGGATTCTCGACGCGCCATGTGGCACCGGCCGGTTTGTTGACTATTGCCTCGACAGAAAGTTTATCTATCGAGGCATTGACGTTAGTGAAGCCATGATGAAGCACGCAAAGGCGAAACCGAACGGTCGCGCTGGGGTATTTCGGTTTTCTGCACCTGATGGTGAGATCATTGATGTCCCTCAGGTCGTGTTCGAAGAGGCGGACTTGCGAAATTCAGGCATTCCGGACAAGTCTGTCGATGCCGTTCTGAATATCCGCATTACACGCTGGCTGTCGCCCGAAGAGTGCCAGCAGATGTTCCGCGAGATGCAGCGCATCAGTCGCGACCGCATCATCCTGACGGCCAGGGTCTGCAACCACAGTCACGCGCGGCCGCTTGCCCTCTTCGAAGCCGTGATGTCACCGGAATGGCGTCTCGAACGCAGCGAGTGCGGCGCGTCCGGCCCGGCAGATGCTCCGGTTGAAGATCCAGCGTATCGCATATTTCTCTTCAAGCGCCGGAGCGCAAGACAGCAATATCCCGGCCATATCGTCTTTGATGCCGTCAAGAACGCTGACGATGCGTGGGTCATGGACCCTTACGAGGCGGCATGAGATTCGTCGACGTCGCTGCGCCGCCGGGTACGGGCAAGAGCACTCTCTGCGATCACTTCCATCATCACCGATGGCCAGACTGGGACGGCCTGCCGCCACCGGAAGAATGGAAAGACTTCATCTCTGAAGTCAACCGCCTTGTAGCTCTCGTGAAGGACCACAAGAACTGCTTCGGCCAGCCTACGCTGCAAGCCGTCATCCGTATGAACGAGCGTTCGCTGAAAAAGATGGCCACCGTTCATCGTGATAACGGTATAATGAGGTGGGCAAACGGATCTACGGGCGAGTCCGGTGAAACGGTAATGCGTCCCTACATCCAGACAGGCTTCATCCAGCGCGGCTTGGGCTTCGGCTGGCGTCTTGTAGACATGGGAGCCGATCTGAGAGAGACGAGGCGCTTTTATGAATTGATGCCGGTCTCGCTCGGTGTCGCGTTCCTGAAGGCCAGTCTGACGACGATATTCGAGCGCAACGAGGCGCGGGAGAAGGTTGCTGCCACTCAGCATGAAAACAGGTCGTTTCAAGTCCCGCTCATGATCCCGGCCATCGAATACGCCAAGGAAGTTCTCGCCGCCCGCGGCGTCCCGATGATTGAGATCGATGTTGAACACCAGTCACCAAGCGAATCCCGCAAGCAGCTACTCGCATTTGCCGACGAGACAGCTCGTCACGCTGCGTAGGTTCGACGTTGCGGTCAAGTGGCGTTATTTCCGGCATTTGTGCGCCGGCGACGATGTTGATAGTGAAAGAGTATACCGTCACCATATCGAAGCTCGCAAGTCAGCCAACGCAAAGATCAATCTGGGGATGGACAGTAAATCCGGCAGCGACCAGTATGTTGCAGACTGCCGAAACCTGCTAGTATCAATGGTGAATAAGGGATTTGATCTCGCTCATGCCATTCCGATTGATCCTGATGGAGAGCTTCTCGGAGGCGCTCACCGGCTTGCTTGCGCTCTCGCACTTGGTATTGATGTTGTCTCGGTGACGAGGCAACCACAATATGTGTGGGCTCCGGCTTGGGGGCGTGACTTCATCACCAACGGCATGAACGAAGCTGACATCCACCGTCTCGAACAGGATTGGAAACTCATCAATGCCTGACATCACCGAAATCGCCGCCGCATGCGCCAATCGCATCATGGACAGAATGGAAATGTGCCGCGGTTCCGCCATTCTGAAATCAGATATCGAGCGGGAAGTCGAGATGGCGGTCCGCATTGCGCTTAGGGATTTGAGCGAATCCTACGCCGTGCCGGATGACGCCGCCGATGAAAGCAAGGGCTTTCCCGAGCTTGGCCCGTGGTTTGATGAAGCGGCTGAAATTACAGATGCTGCGCTGAAATCCCTGAAGCGGAACGATGCGTCAAAAGGCAGACCTTATCCTGGCTGGATCGATCCCAAGTGCGTTATCACCCCAAAACAAGCAGAAGAACGCGGCATTCCTATGGGTGCTGCTGGCTATATCTGGGTAGATGATGTGGAGCCAGGCACTATCATTGCCAATGATGACGGAGAGACATCCCGCATCTGGAACGGCGTCAATTGGGTTGATGATGCTCGCGTTGATGCAGCAAAGACAACCATTATTGGGAAGCCCTACAGCGTGTTGCAAGCGGAGAAAGAGTTCCACGAGGCTTACGAGCGCACCAAGCAATATCTTACGGTAAACACCGTCGATCTGCCTGCAACAGGCATACTCGGCGAGGCTCACAAAGCGCTAGAAGACTATCGCGCATCACGCCCTGCAGACGCACCAATGACAGCAACAGAAGTTGAGCTTGATCGCGCAGCCGCAAGGGAACGATACGTCGATCCGCCCTTGATTGCCGTCCTCAATAAGGAAGATCTACCGAAACCTCAGCCTGGAGCAATTCAGTTCGTCCGTCACGAGACGCCAATCTGGAAAGAGGCATTGGATGTTGTTCACCTGACACCACTCGGCTTTGATGCGGCGGACACAAAGCTCAAAATCATAAAGGCGATCGCCAGAAAGCACGCCGAAAGCCAGAACGATGCCAACTCCTAAGCCCAACATCACCATAAAGCAGAGTAACGTTTCAGTTGTAACGTTACAGGCTATCGGCAGGCTTCGCCGCGCTCAGCCGCGCAATCCCGATACGATGCTGGTTTGCGATGAGCTAGAGCGCGCTCTGACGTTTCCTCTCAAGATCGCCGAGATGGATGTGAAAGACATCGTTCTCAAACCGGGGGCGATCACAGTTATCCCGAACAAGAAATGCCCTGTCTGCGAAGCCAGAAAGTCCGCAGATCGCGCGAGGGTCAAAAAGCACCGCGCCAAGGAAAAGCAGAGCGCATAATGGCTGGACGCCCGACGATTTACACCGAAGAGATTGGTGACAGCATCTGCGCTCGCTTAGCCGACGGCGAAAGCTTGAACGCCATCTGCAAAGATGACGAAATGCCGGCAGAGAGTACTGTTCGAAGCTGGGCGATTGTTCCTGAACATCCTATTTCTGCGAAATACGATCGTGCGCGCGAACTTGGCTATATGAAAATGGCGGACGACCTGCTTGAGATATCTGACGATGGAACGAACGATTGGATGGTGCGTGCTGGCCAAGACGGTGAAGGTACAGCGTACAGCATCAATGGTGAGCATGTCAGCCGCTCAAAGCTCCGCGTTGATACACGCAAGTGGCTGCTGAGCAAGGCTCTGCCGAAGGTCTTTGGCGACAAACTGGTAAACGAGCACGTCGGCAAGGGCGGTGGCCCGATTGAGACAAAAGAAATCTCAGATCTCGAAGGCGCGCAACGTGTAGCTTACATGCTCGGCGCAGCGCTGATGCGAGCAAAGCCGGGAGACGATGCAGCTTCAGGCTCCTAACCTCAGCGAGGTTCTGGCCGCCTTCGGCGCGATGAAGCCGGAGGAAAAGCAGGAGATCATCGCCGAGGCGTTAAAGCACAACGGCGATATGAGGTGGGTTCCGTCGCCCGGGCCGCAAATGGCCGCGTATCACAGCCAAGCGGATGTCCTCTTGTACGGAGGACAAGGAGGAGGCGGCAAAAGTGATTTGGGCATTGGCCTTGCTTTCACCGCGCATCGTCGCTCTCTCATTCTAAGGCGTCAATATGCAAATCTGTCGGCTCTAACAGAGCGCGCGGTCGGGATCAACGGCACCAGATCAGGGTTTAACGGGTCTCCGCCTCCGCTCCTTCGCACTCAGGACGGCAGGTTCATCCAGTTCGGCGCGAACCAGCATCTCGGCGATGAGCAAAACTGGCAAGGCCAGCCATTCGATTACAAATTTTTCGATGAAGCGTGCCAATTCCTAGAACAGCAGGTCCGGTTTCATCTCGGCTGGCTGCGATCGACGGAAGTCGGACAGAGGGTCCGTGCCGTGCTTGGATCAAACCCGCCGCTCGATGCGTCCGGCGATTGGTTGATCAAGATGTTTCGCCCGTGGCTAGATATCGCCTACCACAAGCCGGCAAAGCATGGCGAATTGCGCTATTTCGTGACGGCTCCTGACGGTAGCGATCTAGAAGTTGATGGGCCAGAGCCGGTTGAACTCGACAAGCACAAGCTTATTCCTGAATCCAGGACGTTTATCCCGGCAGCACTAAGCGACAATCCGTATCTGATCAATACAGGATATCAGTCGAAGCTCGATGCGCTACCAGAGCCGCTGAGATCTGCAGTTCGTGACGGCAACTTCATGGCCGTTCGTCAGGATTCTCAGTTTCAGGTCATCCCGATGGCTTGGATACTCGCCGCGCAGGAACGCTGGAAACCCGATGGCTTTCAGAAATTCCTGATGACGGCAATGGCGTTTGATCCGGCTGGCGGCGGGTCCGACGCTGAAGAGCTTATCTGGCGTCATGGCGGCTGGTTCGCCGAGCCGGTGACTGCCAAGGGCGTTGAGACAAAAGACGGCTCACGAGCCGCTGGCGTCATCGTAGCGCACCGCCGGGCGAACGCTCCCGTGGTTGTCGACGTCGGCGGCGGTTACGGCGGCGCGGTCATTCAACGTCTCGATGACAATGAGATCCCGCATCACGGCTTCAACGGCGCCAGAAAATCCATGGCGAAGACGAAGGACGGCAAGCTCGGCTTCTACAACAAGCGCGCCGAAGTCTGGTGGCGCATGCGCGAAGAGCTTGATCCCGATCAGGAGGGCGGTTCGGTGATTGCTCTGCCTCCAGGCGCTGAAGTTCGCGCTGATCTTGCCGCACCGCAGTGGAAACTGACGACGCAAGGCATTCAGATCGAGTCGAAGGACGATATTCGAAAGCGCCTCGGACGGTCAACAGGCAAGGGCGATGTCGTCGTCATGTGCCTCGTTGAGGGCCAGGCCGTCATCACGCGCGAGCTTCACAAAGCGTCCCGCGCTGCAAAGCGCGCCCCGAAAGTCATAACATCTCAAACCCGCAGGAGACACTGAATTGCTGCACAATACAGATCCACGAGCTATCTGCTTTGAAGCGGTGACGCTGAAACCTTTGTTCGCCGCGCCGCGAGGCCGATTTAAATCGCTGTTCGGCGCTCCGAAAGCCCCGGAGGCTCCCAAGCCCGTTCGCATGCCGACGGCGACCGATCCCGACGTCGAAGCAGCATCCCGCCGCACACGCGAATCCGCTCTCAAACGCAAAGGCAGGCTGTCCACGATCCTGACTGACCAGACCAGCAGCGTCGTCGGCTCCAGCGGGCAGAAGCTGGGCGCTTAAATCCACATGGATCAAAGAGCAAGAGACGTTCTCCAGATGGGAGATCGTCAGTTCAACCGCGGCAATGTCAATGAGCTGTGGCAAGAGCTGGCGCTGAATTTCGATCCCGAACGCGCTGAGTTTACCGAAAAGCGCGGCGACGGGGAAGAGTTCGCAGAGCATCTTTCTTCATCGTACCCGGTGCTCGCCCATCGCGAACTCAGCAACATGCTGGACGAGTTCCTGTTCCCGAACGAATTCTTTTCTATCCATGTCGACGATGAAGATATGGATGAGGACGATCAGAATCGCCGCTTTCTCGAACTGCTCACCGATATCCAGATGCGGGCGATGACGGACCCGGTGGCCGATCTGATCGGAGCCAGGGGCGAAACCAGCCGTGATTTTGTGACCTTCGGCAATGGCGTCATTGAATTCGGGAAGGATTCGGACGGCACGTCACTGCTCTTCCAGAACCATCCGTTGTGGGATAGCGCATGGTCTAGAAATGCGAACAGGAAGGTCGACTGCTTTCATCTGAACTGGAATCCCACCGCAAGGCAGCTAAAGCAGCAATTCGGGAACAAGGTTTCGAAGGAAGTCGAAAAGGCGCTTGAAAAGGAACCGGAAAAGGAATTCGCGTGCCGACGCGCCGTCCTCCCCGCGCGCCTTTATGATTATAAATCAAAGCTGGGAAAACGCTATCCCTATGTGTCGCTTTATGTAGAGCGAGACACGCAGACTGTCCTTGAGGAAGTGGGGCAAACCTATTTTCCTTATGTAGTTCCCCGCTGGCGTCCTGCCGCGAATTCAGCGATCGGCACCTCGATGGTGACGGATATCGCGCTTCCCGACGGCCGCACGATCCAGGTCGTCATGCGCACGTTGCGCGAGGCCGGCGAAAGCTACGTCAATCCGCCGCTGATTGCCATCGGCGACGCCATCCGCAATGACATCGCGCTCTATCCAGGCGGCATCACGATTGCTGACATCGAATATGACGAGCGTCTCGGCGAAGTGCTCCGGCCTATCACCCAGAATTCAACCGGGTTCCCGATCGGGATGGAGATCGCCACCGCGCTGAAGGAAGATATCCGCAACGCATTCTTCCTCGACAAGATCCAGCTTCCTGAAATCACGCATCAGATGACGGCAACGGAAGTCCGTCGGCGCATTCAGGAGCATATCCGGGCTGCGTCGCCGATTTCCAAGCCGATCCAGAAGGAATATCTGCATCCGCTGTGTGACGGCGTGTTCAACCTGCTGATGGCGGAAGGCGCGTTTCCGATCGACATGATGCCGGAAGCTTTGCAGGAGCACGACATCAAGTTCAAGTTCCGCTCGCCGCTCGATGAACTGGCCGAGCAGAACGAGGCGGATATCTATCTCGACGTCCGCGATACGATCTGGGCTCCGGCGGTACAGATGGATCCGTCCCTGGCCGAAGTTGTCGATATGGAGAAGGCCACACGAGACGCCATGCGCTCCAAGGGGTGGAAAGCTGACTGGTTCAAGCCGAAGGAAGCCGTCATGGAGCGGCGGGCGCAGATGGAACAGGAAGCTCAAGCCGCGAAGGTGATGGAAGATATCGCTGCCGCCGGCGGCGTGGCCGAGCAGGCCGGACGCGGCGTTGATGCTGTGGCGACGGCCGGCGCGAATGTTCAGCAGGCTATGGCGCAGTGAAAACCGATAAACCTGCGCGCGGGCAGAAGCGCGAAATATGGTGGCCATCTGAGTACACGGTCGAGGACATCCGCGCACTCCAGTCGCTCGCACTCTATGCCAAGGCCGCCGATGATTCGAAATACAAGCATCTCGTTCCCAGTCCCGAAGACACTAAACGCGCGCTCGACTGGATCGTCTACAAGGCCGCACAAACCTATGAAAACGGCTTCGTCGCTAATGACCCGAATGGCCGGATAGGCGCGTATCAGGAAGGGCGGCGCTCCGTCGGCCTCCAGATTCAGAAGCTCCTCACGCTCAAACCCGAACATTTCAAGGAGACCACCGATGGCCGGATCCTACGGCAAGATACCCGACGAAAAGAAGATGATGGCCAAGGCTGATCTCCACACGCTCATCGAGGCGGAAAAGATCAAGAAGGACTCGCCCCGTTTGAAGGCGGCGATGCAGTGCAAGAAAGAGCTGATGGCGGACATGGAAGCCATTGGCGATAAGTCAAAAGGTGCTTGATGACGGATGAAGCAAGGCAGGAAATCACGGCCGACGACCTCGCGCTAGTGCCTGATGCGGATGATGGCGCTTCCGATGCGCCAGTGGAAGACGGGAAGACCGATCCGCCTAAAGACGCCAAGCCGCAGGATACAGACGCCGACCCCAAAGGCAAGACCATTGCCACTGGAGCCGATGCCGAGGCGGAAGCCAAGGCCAAGGAAGACAAGGCGGCGGAAGAGCACAAGCCGTATTGGCCGGATGATTGGCGCGAAAAACTCGCCGAACACATCTCGGCAGGCGATCAGAAGCTTTACAAGAAAGAACTGACCCGCCTGAAGCGCATAACCGACCCGTCCGGGGTTTACGGCATGTATCGCGAGTTGGACAACCGCCTGAATACAGGCGGTCTCGTGAAAATGCCGGGCAAGGACGCCAAGGACGAGGATGTCAAAGCCTTTCAGAA